TCACTCGACCTAATCGTCGTCTCAAGATTTTGCAAGCCGTTGGAAATACTTGTTAGCCCAAGTTTGTCGAACACTTTCATCTGGTCCAATACAGACATGAACGATTGACCGATATTAAGGAGTCCCGGCATGACGGCTGCTGTCATGCGAGTAAATCCTCGCGTCATGTTGGCAAGGGATTCCGTAAGCTTCTGGTTTTGGAAAAACATCGCAGACACCGAGCGTGACGCGAGGTCAAGTGTCCCGGCGAGCGTACTAAGTGGTCCTGTGAGGAATTTCACCATTGCCGCAGCCGTTGCGAATTGGGACACCAGCGAAACAATCTCTGGATTAATGGAGTTTACTGCATCCATTAAGTGCATAGTCTGTGCAAGAAGTGTTGTTAGCACTGGCAGAAATCCATCAGCAACAGTTGAACCAAGCTCAACGGCTGCACGAAGCCAGTCACCAAGCATTTGCACGAATGCTGAACCACTGTCTATTAGCTTGAGTGTTATATCAGTGAAGAACTCAAGTGCTGGTGCAACAGTGTTTGTCAGAACGCGGGCTGTATCCTCAAGTGGCCCTTGAAGTTGCTGGAATGTGTGTCCAAGTTGATTGATTATCCCGGTTGTGTCGTCGTCGCCGAATAGCCCATCTTGGAAGATACCGGCGAGGTTTCGCATCAGTGGGAGAATGCCCGAATCATCACCAATAACCATCAGATTATCGATGGCTGTGGCGAGTGAGTGAACAACTTCTGCAACACCTTCAATCAGCGTTTTTGTCCTCTCCGCATTTTCAGGCGTGACAAGTGGGGAAAGGGCTTGTACGAAGAGGTCTCTGACTGCTTCTCCAATCTCTTGGATGGCCTCCATCGTACCCTCAATATCCTCATACTTATCCTGTAACTCCCCGGCCATTTGGATAAGACCGCCGGTAATCATTCCAGCAAGACCGGCACCAGCAACAACAGCCGCCGAGCCAAGGGCTATGACGACTGAGAGCAGGGAACCAAGACCTGTAACAAGAATCGGAATTTGTGTCGCCATATCCTTCAGCGCAATTGTGAAGGAGAAAACGTTAAGTGACACTCGTCCGAATGAGAATGCAGCACTGTCAGCAGCAGCAGCTAACGATGCTTGGGAAGCGGCATTCTTAATATTCTCCTGCGTATTCAGATTAGTAGCACCACTGTCTGCCAGCATTGCACCAGTCTTTCGACCAATGGCATTACTCGCAGCATTTGTTGTGGCGGTTAGTGTTGCTTGTACAGACGCTTGTCTGGCACCGGAGCGAGACAATGAGTCACTTGCTTCAGCAGCAGCTTTTTGTGATACTCCGAGGCGTGTAAATGCTCTTGCGGCTGCTTTAGCCCCAATTTCCTTAACTTTTGTTACTACTGTCTGAAATGCTGTTGCCATTTATATTAAAACTTCGATTGTCCTTTCTCTGCTTCCTTCTTCTTCATTTTCTCACGCTCCATCTCCGTATGGAAGAGGAATTTTAATTGAGCGTCAGTAAGTTCATCAATATATGCCTGACGTTTTGTGCCATCCTCTTCAGTTACCGAGAAGGGGATGCCATAACGATGGGCATTATATAACTTCTGACCTATTCCTGTACGTGAAAATCCTTCACGTCACCTGTCTGCTCAATGGAGAAGTCCATTACCTCTGACCCAAGTTCGAATAACATCTCGAAAGAAAGGTTAGCGATGATGTTAGCCATCTTTCGGTCAACGAGGTCGTCGTGGGAGAGTGACTTGATACACAGCTCTTCGAACCCTGCAACCGCGTCTTCTGTAACAGCCGAGGTTGCGTTGCCCCCTGTTTGTTCTTCGAGGTCTTCCGGGTCCATATCCTCAAGCTCATCTGGGTCGATGTCTTCAGGGACTTCGAACATTTCATCCGGTAGACGCTCGATTACCGCAGCCAGTGTCTTCTTGTCAACAGGAGCCATCTTGACTCCCTCAAGCACTGTGCCGTCTTCTGTCTCAAGACTGATAGTTCTGCTGTGGTCAGTACCCTCTACAACTTTCTTATAAAACTCCATTGCGTTTTGTTGGTCCATAATTGTACCTATGTATGTATTTAAGCTCTACTCTGAGCGATACGTACTAACTGCTCCCCGCTGCCAGTAGAAAAGTAGGGGGCACTGGCACCAGTTTGCTATTGGGTGAGTACGTAACCATCACCCATTATTATACCGCTATTCCGTTACTCGCCGCCGCCGAAGCCGGGGGTTGAGCCAGTGTCATTGCGACCAAGCCCAACAGTTGACTCACCATCTCGGTCGGACTTGTCCAGCGACTCGGCCATGAAGTCATACGTAACTTCAGTGCGGTCGTCTGCCGGGAAGTCTTTGTCACGAGACTCGACGATTACATTTTCGAACTTGTATTCGTACTGCGAGTCAATGATTGTGAGTTCGTCAATCTGCTGTGGGAGGGAAATCTCGGGACTCCCTTCCGCAGAGTAGAACTCACTCTCTAAATCCGTGTTCGCACCAGAGTGCTCGAATGAACCCGAGTATGTCACTCCAGTAACTACAATGCTTGGGTTGAGACCAGTGTTAAACTGAGTCTCAGCAACGTCGGCATCCTCTGTGTAGGATGCGTTCGTGATGGGGTATTCTTCTCCCCCAACCTCAAGCGACACGTCGTTACCGATTTCTTTGAAATTCCTTGTCATATTATATCACCTATGTGTCAATCACAATGTCCACATTAACACGCTTGACGATACCCTGTGGGGTAATGCCAATGTCGATGTTTACTTTGTCGGGGTCAGCCTCGTCTTGTGTTACCTCGACAAACCAATCTTCTGTGAGAAGACGGTCTCGCTGGAGGCCCCGTAGCTGTGTTTCAATCTGACGCTCTGTTGCACGACGTGTGCGCTCGTCATTGATTCGACCAAGAATCGCATCACCAACACCTTTGGCAATGAGAATTACTCGGTCAACAATACGTCGTCGCCAGAAGTCCCGCTGCCAATCTTCCTCTTCCGATGTGGAGAGGTTATCAGCCACTCGGATGGTTCCGTTCTCCTTTACAGGAATAACGCGACCATCACGAATGTCATTGGCGTCTGCTCGGGAGACAACCTGTCGCATTTCACCAACACCGCTCAGTGCGCTGTTGTAAACAGGTTGTGTGATGTCGTTTCCAGCGAAGAGACCAGACACGGCTCCCATAACCGTTGGGTATCGCTCTGCGTCTCCGTCCCATCGCTGGTCCACAGGAGCAAACTCGAACATCGCGTCAGAGTTACTCTCTGCTGTAACAGTATCAAAGGCATACTTGTCGCCATCGTTCGGCGGATTAGCGATGAAGCCTTTGACCATAATGTAGTCTCCACGGAGTGTGCCGACTTCGTTTTCTAATGTCGATACGTCATCTGCGTCCTTTGTGAGAACCGCGTGTACGCCAGTCTCACCTTCGTTAACTTGGTCCTTCGGAGCACGACCGATTTCCTCACCTTCATCGAGGAACTCCCAGTCTGTGTCATCGTCTCCTCGCTGTACGCTGTACGCTGCTTCGAGTGGGGACGGCTCTTCCTCTCCCATATCTTCTTCGGCAGGAAGTGCTACACCATATGTGAATGCAGTGTTCGCACCATTACCGAATGCATCGATGATTGCGTCAGCAAGCTCGGAGCCTGCACCGAAGGCGTCGTTAACAGAACGTCGTGAGCTGACCTGAACGGCCTCTGCTGGAGTTGCGTCACCTTCTGTGAGGTCTGCGTCACCGAAGATGAGAAGCTTCTCTTCAGCCCCAATACGGACTGCTGAGATGCCGCCTCCAGACGTTGTAATACGGACGCCGGGGAAGTCACCAAATGTTGCCATGTTTATATCACCTTAATCTAAGTTTGGGGTTGCTACTTCTGTGACTGTCGCATCCTCTGGGTCAGCGACCGCCTCAAAAGAGGCAATGTCGATTTCGTATCTCCAACGTCTGATTGTTGGAGAACCTGACGTGTCATCAGCACGCTCTGCTGTAACTATTTCGAAGTCCCATACATCGTCAAGTCGAATGGTGTTTCCATCCTCATCCTCGACGTAGTATTCACCCATTTCGAACGGGAGTGGGACTCCGGCAGAGCTTTTCTCGTGTCGGTAGAGCCATCGACGGAGGCTCGTACCGAGTTCGTTGACGTTGTACCGACTCTGTGCAGCAACCCATAAGTCTACCTCCACAGTCATTCGGTACTCGTTGTGGTACACTCGACCAACACGGTCTCCTGCGTCGTTTCGCATGAAAGCCACTTGGTCAGTGTTCCACTCGTTTAAATAATCAACGAGAGTTGTTTGCAGTTGCACAAATGGCAACTGGATATTTGCATTCTCCCCCTGTCGGTCTTCCTCATATTTGAGAAAGTCCGTTCGTTCGGGGAGAATGTCGTGTTGTTCGATGCCATCCTTAATCGACAGGATTACACCGTCAAGTATATCATCTGGTGCTGCCATTATGAGGTGTACACCGCCAACATTAATTCTTCTATCTCATTCGAGACCGTATCCGATGGCTCACCATTAGCCAGCCAACGTCGGATAGCCTGTCTGAGCCAACCACTATATTTCTCATCACGAGGGTTCATATCCTGCGCCTTAATTGTGATTTTTTGCCCCTCATCATTGACAAATGTCATTGTCGTCTCAGGGTCAGCGTGAATAGCAGGGTCTCGCCCTCGTTCGAGGACATTTACCTTCGTCCTGTTAGCCGGATGTATTCTCAGTGAAACGCCCTCACTGGTTTCATCAATTGGCCACGCAGCATTTGAGTTAAGTCGTGGTCCAACTGGCCGGTCTTGGTTGAGGCGTCGGTCAATACTACTCGACCGAATACGACGGGCCGTAATGGTTGTACGAATCCAGTTCTTCCGCAAATCCTTAAGAGCCTCTCGGTTGCCTCTAACAATTGCACCTTCGAACAACTGCGCGAATTGAATATTCTCTTCAGCGGCAGTCTCGAAGTTGGAGTCAACTAACGTCATGGTTTACTCGTTGTGTAGGTGTACGGTGTTCGGGTCTGCCCCGACTCAACAACACCACTTTCATTAATCTTGGCCACCATCTCCTCGTATCGTTCACAGAACGTTGCAGCAAGGTCTTCCTTGCCGGTGTTCTCCTGAATATCTCCGAGGCGCACATCGTTTGGATGAGCCGCACCTTTGATTAGTTCGCAGGTAGCTTTTTGCTTAATCGCTGAAACAACAACTGAATACGACAGGTCTTCTGCGCTGAGTTCCTCACCATCATTAATATCAATCTCAATACTACTCTCGGCAGTTTCGATTGCGTCAACCTTATGCCGGTCGTCGTATTCATCCGGTACTTGAACCGGAATTTCATCGAGATTGAGGTATTTAGGTGAGTAACTCATTTATTTATTTAAGCGTCTACTCGCGCTGCCGCTTCAGGCCAGATTGTGGCCCACGCCTTCCGAGTGTAAATCTGCATAATATCGGCCTGACGCTCAGGGTCGTTGTACTCGTTTGTCGTAATCGGAGTACGGGTTAGCTCGTAGCCGTAGTAGTTGGAGTCGATGACGTAAGCGCCAGCACCGCTGACACTATCATCATCGTCGTCATCTCCTGTACCGATGCGCTGTGTGTTGTCCACAACAACGTCCATACCGGCAATTCGACCAATCTCACCACTTCGAACAACCTCGTCCCCACCATCAGTAGCGCGGTTGAAGTTGTCGTCAGTGAGCAGGTCGCCGTAGCCGTCAAGGTCTACGATGAGGAGGTCCGGCGTGTAGTTGTAGGACCGGACTCCAACCATGCCGTCACGGATGTCAGCGAAGGTAAGCTCGTCGTCACCGTCACCAATTCCATCTCCCGTGGAGGTTTCCGTGATGTGGTTGCCCTCTTCGTTGAGCTGCTCGAAGGCCTGCTCGTTGAGCCACTGCGCCATACGGCGAGCGAGGTCCTCAACCTGCCGAGCCTTCATGTCAATCATTCCGTCTTCCTGTGCCTCCATCGTGATAGCCACTTCGTCTCCGAACTTCTCGAAGTTCACCGTGATTTCACGGAGCGTGGACTTGTCGCGTGGGAACTCCTCACCCTCGCCGATGACCTCGGGCGTACCCATGTCATCGTTATCCACGAAGAAGGTATAGGCGTTAGAGCCAATACCTGTGGCGTCAATCTCTCGGAAGGCCTGTCTCCAAACAAGGTCTTCCTGAACAATTTCCTCAACCGTCTCACGAACGAAGTCGCGTGTAATTACGTCGTTAACTTTAAGTGCCATATATAATCACCTTTTAGGGGAGCAGCAGATGAACGAAGTCTTCCTCTTCACTAACGTCGAGGACGAGTTCGTTATTTTCGCCACGACCGGGGACGCCATCGTCGTAGATGCTCTCAGCAGCGGGGTCAGATGGAACTGCTGCAATTACCGTACCCTGCACCTTAGCGGTGAAGGCTTCTTCTGCTTCAACAACCGCATCGTCATCTGGCTGATTTTCGGGACCAACATCATCGTTGACGTTGCTGTACACAACACCAAGCAAGTCCTCGTCATCGGCCCCAGTGTAAGCCTCCGCCTCGCCATTTTCGTCGATGGCTACAAGGTCGCCAACAGTTAGTTCTTCTGCGGCGACTCGCGGGATGTAGTCACCGTATCGGTGCGTCTCGTCGCCTGCGGCAAGGTCCTGAAAGTCCTTGTTACGCAGGTCTTGGTTCGGGAATCGTAGGTCTGTCATAAATTAGTCACCTCTTAGTTGCCTCCAAGACCGAGCTTCTGGCGGAGGTCTTCACGCTTTTCCTCAGCAAGCTCTTCGGTCTCTTTGGAGCCAGTGGTGCCGTCACCTTGGGAAAGCTCTTCCTCAGTGGGGTCGCCGCCCTGTGGGTCAGCCGTAAGCTCTTCCTCGATGTCTCCACCGACTTCCTCGTACTTCTCTCGAAGTTCTTCGAGGGTATTCTTGTCCATAAGTTCCTCCTTGCTGAAGACGCCTACCTGCTCGGCAAGCTCTTCTGCGTAGAGTCCCTTTACGTGCTCTGCTTCCTCTTCGAGTTCCTCAAAGCGGGCCTCCTCGATGACGAGGGGTGCGTCGGAATCAGCAAGCTCTTCAACAAGCTCTCGCTCGACTGAATCGAGGATGTCCGTTCGCGCACGGAGTTCCTCGATGTTCTCGTTCATCGACTGAAGCTCTTCGAACTCGCCCTGTTCCATAACGACAGGGTTATCGTAGTCTTCAAGTTCTGCTGTGTTTGTCATAATTCTATTGTCTGATAGTACCGCAAGGCCCGCTTTGCTCTCTGCAACCTTTACTTCACGCAGGTCATCGCTGTCACGGGCACCCCCAGTGTTTTTAGTGCAGGGGTATGCACTTGCTTCTTCACCCTCTACGGCCTCTTGGTACTGCTCGTGAGAGGCGCATGGCATGTACATATCATCGTCCTCGTGGTAGTGGGCTGTGCCACTCTCACACGGTTCCGGTAGGTCTTCCGAGGCTGCTTCCGCATCCTCTTCCGACTCGTACATCTCTTCTGCGAGTTCTTCATCTTCCTCTTCATCGCCGTTGCCCGGCTCAAATGGAAGTTCGTTATTACGAGCCTCTTCTCGGCCTACTTCGTGGCCATCGGCATAGGCGGCTTGCTCCTCATCGGGCATATGTGCGCCTGCCTCTGCTGCATTGTCTGGCTCGTCGGGGTCCATCCCATCGTGAGCACCCTTGGAGTATGCTTCGCGCATCTCCTCATCGTCATACTCAGGGTCTTCCATCTCGGAAGCTCGCTTGCGGCCATCACTGTAGCCATTTTCGTATGCGTCGATTTCTTCGTGCTCGTACTCGCGGGACGATAGTTCACCGTAGGACAACTCTTCGTCATCCTCTTCGTCCATGTCCTCCTCATCTTCGTCGTCGTACTCATTCTCAGAGTCTCCACGAAGCGGGGACATTTCGTCGTACATACCGTCTGCTTTACCTTTCTCGTAGAGGTATCGCTTTACAACCTTCTTAGAGGGCTTGCCCGAACCTCGTTGGACAGCATCCCTCATTGGTACATCTCCTGTTTTCATAGTGTTTTCCTCTTCGTCATTCCACTCAACGTCGAAATTCTCGTTAGCGAGGCCGTCGATAGTTTCACGAAGTTCCGTCTTCGGAATATCGTCGCCCGCTGACCCGACGCGAGTTTTTGCTGCACGGAGTCCTTGAAGGTCGAGTGAGCCATCTGTATCAACAACCTCAAATGCGAGGTCGCCGAACGTTTCAGGCGGCCATCCAGAACGTGATACAAGGAAATGTCCTGCAATATCTCGCTGCTCCGACTCGCTCAAGTCGTCCCAATCTTCGCTGGTAAAGTCAGAAAGCGCGTGGCCGCTCCACGAAGTGCTTTCTTTTGTCCCATCAAAGTCAGGTGTTCTGACCTGAGCAGATAACTCGGCACATTCCTCACAGTCCACTTCTGGACAGTTGTGCTCACAATACGGATACCGATGTGGTTGGTCTTCTTTATCTGTCCGACCACCACGGATAGGCTCCTCAGAGCCTTCTGGTCTGCGGCTGAGTTGAGCATATTCGAAGAGTTGAGCATCATCCTCAACGGATAACATGTTCTCCTCTTCGTCAATATCTCGGTCCCAGTTACTTACCGTTTCCTCGTGGTGAGCAACGCGAATATCAGTTCCTTCTCCGTCACGGTAGACTTCTATGAGAAGTACTGCCCCATCCTCTGGCGCACATACTTCAACATTTCCATCAACTTCATCGGAGTAGCAACCGTCTTCCTTACGTCCTACCACTTGGCCAACAGCAGTGCCACCAGATGAGTTCCACTGAACGTAGTCCCCATCTGTGAACTGTTCCGAAGCCTCTTCTTCGTCATCCTCTTCTTCAACAAGGTCTAACTCGGAGAAGTGAGCAACAACAAAGTTCCCATCAGAAGGCTCGCCATCCTCATGTACGAGGATTTTAGCGATTGGGTCATCGTCTTCTGGTTCAACGTCTGGGAGAATATCGAATGAATCATCAGTAGAGACATCCTCTACCTCACCCTCTTTTTCATCCTCCCACGTTACCATATCACCTGATGTAAACTCTGTTTCAAGGTTGACACCGCCCCCACGAGTATCAATGTACTCAGCGGAGATGTTCCATGTTTCTGCGTCAATTGGGTGTACCTCTACTTCAAAGCCTGTAGCCGTCCACACATCGCCGTCTTTGGCGTATGGTTCGACAAGCAGTTCTCCTTTAACGAAGTCTGTGACAACACCGTTACCGGAGTGCCACGAAACACGGTCGCCTACGTCAAAGTCAAGCTCGTCTTCAGGGGAATTTTCTTCCTCGTCGGTGTCATCGTCATCATCGTCGGGTGGTGTGGTGATGTTATCTTCGTCAACATCCCACTCAGAAAGTGACTGCGTTGAAACAGTTTCTTCCTCACCAGTCGGATACCACTCACCATCGTCAGTCTCTTCATACGATTCGACGAGTGGTTCGTCTTGGTCGTCTAATTCCGGCCCGACAAGAATGATGCCTTGAGTGTCTCCCCACTGAACCCAGTCACCAGTCGTCCACTCTGCCAACTCAGCAGACTCGCCAACTGCGACATACATGTTTTCAACAGTTGGGTTATCATCTTGTGAGTGTGGTCCAATACCATTTCCACCTTCTTCCTCGACATGTGAGTGTTCGTGAAGGTGTATTTGCAGTTCGTGTGTTCCATCCTCCAACGGCTCATACAGTTCTACTTCGACATTTTCGTGCTCTCCTGCTTCAAGCTGAACATGTCCAAGCTTCTCCGTATAGTCGCGGGCTTCTTTATGGAATTTATACACACGAACGACAAAATCAAAGTGTGGCCATTCAACTCTATCAATTACAACAGAGTTACCATTACTTTGCTGGTGTCGGGCGATGGTTACACCGTCAAGATGGTTCCACCCACTCTCAACGGATTCCATATCACTCAAAGCAGCAGAAAGTTCGGCTGCTGCAAGCTCAGAGTGTTCGCCCATGTTGAGCGTATTACTCGGTGCAGCTCCCTTCGGAACAATGGAGAGATTGTCAAATTCAATCTTTTCAACAATCTTTGCCCCATCTTCGGGACGCCGGTCCATTTCCTCTACTGGAATGTGGTATCCACGGACGGAAACTTCCAGTAGACCATTGTCAACCTTCTCCGCATAATCCTCGTCGTAGAGTTCAGCTTCGTAAATGACACCGACATCGCTTTTCCAGCCAGCCTTAGTAATCCGTCCAACAACACCTGCTGCGGAGTTATCGTGGTCTACAACGAGGGGTCGCCCTTCAAGAGATTCTGCTGCTTCCTGAAGTTCCTCGGCTGGCCAATACTTTTTGATGCCACTACTACCTTTCGTAACGTCATCTGCGCCGATGGCAATGCCGTGTATCGTCCACGGTGCAGAGCCTTCGGCGAGATGAGACTCACGTGAAGTGACGTTGATTTGAGTAGTAGCGACTGTCATCGTTCGTCTCGTTTATATAGGCTATGGGTCGGCATACTTAAAGGTCCCCGCTAACTACCGTCATAACTGTGTTGTTCACAGTTTACCACTCCTCCGTCCATCTGACAAGCGATGTTTTCGAAGAACCAGTACCACCAATATTCCGTAGGAACAGTGACACAATCTCTCTATCACCAATTGGAACATCAACTGTGCCAGATGCAACAGCTTGCCGATTACCTTGTCCACCTTGTAACAATCCCTCGTGCATTTTTATGCCAGTAGTTGCGTCAAAGGAGCCATCTACAGAAACCTCCATCGCTGTTTCTGATGGGTCCTTTTCAGATGGTGCGTTCCACGTTGCATCACCCGGCTCATCAAGACGTTTCCGAACCATAAACCGTGAATCATCTTCAGCGAATGCTTGGACAGAATTAAGACGAGCTGTAATATTTTCAAAACCATCTTTAGCTCTGAAAGAAATCGCGTGGCTCCACGAATCAGCATCCATTGAAACAGCAGACGTTCGAGCATGAGATGCAGGTCGCGTTACAGGCGTGTATTGTCCAATGATTGAGAACTGTCGTCCTCCAATAAACATATCATAATCAGTCGATACTGGTTCATTTGAAAGTATTTCGGCACGGATTGGGAGATTTACCTCATCGAGTGATGGCTCACCATCAAACTTAAATACGTGGGCAACAATCTTCTCATACGAACGACGTTTGCTGTTGTAAACCCAAAACTGCATCTTCGTCGCGCCATACCCGTAGTAAATAAACTCAATCTGGCAAACAATGCCTACAGATAAGTCTAACTCAAGCCCACTCGGGTTTTTGGAACCACCATTACCGCTTAATCTATCACCATTCCAGTTTTCTTGATACACCCGTGTTGGACTACCGTTTTTATCTTTACTCTTGGCAACAAATACCCCATTTTTATCAACACCAAAGTAGAATGCTGACCCAATATCTTCAACAGTATCATTAATATTCTCAAAATACCCCCAACGCATCACGGCATCATCAACAATGTCAGTGTTGGGGATTCTGACACCAACACCTACCTGCGCCTCATATCCGGGGATATATCGAGCACGCTCTGTTGTCCGTATCCATGACGGGTCAGCCGTTCCTTCGTCTATGTGCAAACGCTCCTCAGAAGGACCATCTTCAACATTCTCCCACACTTCTCTTGTTCCTGAGAGTGGGTACGTCGAAGAAATATTAATAACATTTGTTCGCTCTGCTGCGATATACTCCTGAAAGCCGCTGCGGTTATCTATCGATGCATCTCGTACAGCAGCCCGTGCGTCTCTATACCAATTACCGTCTTCTACTTCTTCTGGTAGTTTAAACTTTTCTGTCATATATTACCATCCTCTTACTCGCCATCGTGTTGTTTGGTACACCTCATCTTTGAGTGCGCTACACCACCGTTTGGCCATTCGTGGCCCAAAGTGTCGAATCATTCGTGGATAGCAAACACGCCACTTCCCACGAAATGTGCGCCACGCTTTGAGATAGGAGGTTCTGCTCCAACCCGGTGGGTCCGTGGCAAACCCAATACCCGCAGTTCGAGCGCCGGGTAAGTCAATCGCCGGAGACGCAAGCTCTGCCTCAAGCTGCTCGTCGTCTAAATGCCCCAACTCATTCAATGCATTCATAAACTCATCGAAGTCTTCGGGATGTTCCGCAGTGTAATAGGCTTCTGACAACTCAGTCTCATCCGCCGCATCATCAACTTCATCCATGTCTAATGGTTCTTCAACCTCATCCCATGAATCCGTTTCAAGTTGCTCAGGGAGTGCTGGTACTGTTTCCTCTTCTAATGCAACGAGAAATACTGGCTCATCCTCAGACGCTTCAATCTCGTAAAACTCATCCTCGTCATCAGAGTCAGGATACCATTCAGTATCTTCGGTGATTGTTGTAACAATCATCCCAGTCTCTCCTTGGAAATTGACGACATCTAATTCGTTAAACTCACTCATCTTTCTCCACCTCATCGTCAAAGATTGGCTCAAGCACAGTCGTGTCGCCAAAGTGGTATGGTGGTGTTGTTGGAAGTGGGTCAAATCCTTCGTGGTAGAACCTATCGGGAATCTGCTCACGGAACTGATGCCCAATTGCCCCATCGTCGAAGAATGCTTCAACACCGTGTGCTTCTTGTGTTAGTGGTGTTGACGAGTCAGGGTTGTGGATACGAACTCCAACAACGTCATCCATCATCTCAAATTCTGTGAGTTTCGTTGTTTCTCGGGCATTGTGTAGCTCCATATGAGCAACAATGTACGCACGTGAGGAAATCGACCCGCTATCCCACACATTCTCTAAGCGTGAACGAACAGTATCCCACTCGTCATTGTCGTGTGCGCCTCGCTTAAATTGCACACGCATATCGGATGCCATGTCTTCCAGAACTTCGTATGTTGCATTCACAATATCACTGCTGAATTGGTTCACACGGTTCTTGTGCTCAACTGAGTAGTCACGAGCGTACTCAACAGTGCGTAGCTCATCCTCTACAATACGCTCAACGTCTCGCTCGAAGTTACGACTGGTCGCACGGTCGATGTAGTCGTTGATTGCTCGTGGGAACCTATACGCGGCTTCTGTGGCCGAGTTACGGTAGCTCTGCTCAGTATCATCGAGAGCCGCCTCACGTACTCCGAGAACGGTTTCTTCGATGAGTGAGTGTAGTTCATCCTCTGCGCCCTGAAGTTGCGCTGTGGACAGCTCAGAGGCTTCTGTCGCAGTGACGATTCCACGACGGTCTCCGAATGGGCCAATGTCTGCATCGCTTGGCTCATCGTCTTCATCTTCCTGCTGCTGACCCGGTGGAATCTGTTCAGGTGGTGCATCAATTTGGCCATCACCATCACCCTCATCATTACCAACACCGTGGTACTCGATTCTGGATGTAGACATTCCGGGGTCTTCGTCAGGGCGTTCCTGATTGGGGTCGCCAACGCGGAACTTTACAGAGAGTGCTGTTTCTTCATCAAGGCCAAGCTCTTCAGCTTTGTCCTGAATACATGGCGTGAATCTGTGAGACAACTCCTTCCGAGCATCATCAATCTGTCGGACGATGTTGTTCTCTTGGGCCATGCCAGCGACTTCTGCACCGCCACCAGACGCTTGTCCGGCGAACCCGCCAAGTGCTTGACGGGCCATCGGCATTGCTGAAAGAATCCAGTCTAAGTCGAACTGAAGACTTTCGCCGATGTCTGCGACTTCTCCAGAGATAGTGTCAATCTCAACGTCTCCCCGAACTCCCTGTTTCATGCCGGGGTGGAAATTCTCCATCTCGTGGTTAGTCATAAAGTTGTCTATGTCTTCACGAGACCACGGAGTTGCGTCAGGTCCGACACCGAATCGGAAGAGCCATAGGGGATACGCTTTAGAGGCAATCGCCTCGTCGTTATCCTGTAGCTTCTGCTTCAAGCCATCGATTCGGTCAGAGACGGTCTCGATACGAGACGTACCGAAGATTTCTCCAGTATCAGCGTCTCGCGTCAGCTTGATGATGTCATCTCGCTCGAAGCCGACACGATTTGGATACCGTGAGTCACCTTTTGGTCCTGCGCCAATGCGTCGAATCTTCTCCGTTCGACCCCACGAGACTTGTGTTTCGGACAAATCCTGTAGGTACGCCGCAGCCGTTCCTTCTGGCGTAAGTGGCGGGTCCCAATCCTCCTGCTCGTGGTCTTCGGGGTCGAGTAGAATTGCTTGTCCGGGGCGAGTGTTTGCTTGAATCGTCTCAGGATTGAGCATCTTTAACGCCATCAGTACATCTCGGTCTTCCTTTGCGTAGACCTTCTCAATGATGGCAGTACCACGGACCTCTCGCTGAATCGCAGCCTTTTTAATGAGGAAGTAGATGTCTTGCTCTAACTCCCCCTCCACAATGGCCGCATTCTCAAGCCACTCGTGCAACTCATCGATAACATCTTGGTCGGCGTCATCAGGTGCCTCGATGTAGTAACCCGGTTCGATAATCCGGTTGGCGAAGGCGTTAATTGGCTTTCGGACAATTGGCGTCGTCTCGTACTGACGCCAATACTTTTTCATTTCGTCCTTGGGTGGCTTCTCCCTATCGTAATCATCTCGCTGGACAATAAATGGCTTGTTCGCCATACTGTCGTAAGAGCGTGGGTTATACGTCTGGTTGGACTGATTTACAAGTTCGCCGACAGAGCGTGATAACCCTCCAGCCAGTTGACTCGCTCTACTATTCCGACGTGCCATTTATAGTCCCTCTCGAATTGTTACTTCACTGAAGTCTCGGGATGGGAATGTTTTAACGAGGTCTTCGCCATTATCACTCCATACGATACGCACTTCTGCTTCGTATGTCCCTGCTTGGTCAGTGGTCGTTGCATCTCGCCAGTCGAACGCAATGTTGCCCTTTACTGCATCAACAACGCTTCCTTCTGAATAGTTTTCAAAAGGTTCGTCAGCGCCGCCTGTAATAAACTCTGAGTCGTGCTCTTCATCGTCAAAGTCTTTGATACGTGCTCCGAAGAGAACAGTCGCTTCGTCCGGTACTTCGAAGCGGTTGCCATTCTCTTTACGGAGCGTTGCCTCAAACGTTGGGGCAGTGTCGCCCGACTTGAGTCGTCGTCCATCTGTGATTTCTAATTGTGCCATAGGTTGCTCAATTTCCGCAAACTGTATTCGTATTCTATTCTGCTCATCAACACTGATAAACGGCAAGTCCTCGATTGGTTGCAGCGTCGTCATCGGAGGCTCCCAAGATTAAACGGCTTCATACTCTGTTTATCGTGCCGTGCATTGTTCTTCTGCGACTGTGCCCATACTGCGAGGGCCAGTGCGTCGGAGAAGTCGTCGTGGCCGCCTGTTGGAGCCTCAATCTTTATCTTGCCACTCGGTGTCCAGTCTCGTTTGAGTTCGAGACATTGGTTGTACATCATCACTTCATCGAGGTCGTTCTTGCCGGGAACGTAGTAGAAGCGCAGTTCTCCTTGCTGCATCTTCCGCTTCAACGTGTTGTACAACGACTGTTTCTTCTCGTTCGTGAATTTGAACCCTTCAACTTTTGGCCCGACCTCTTGTTGTAGACTTTCGACAGGCCCTTGTCCGAGGCCAGTCTGGTCTACAAGGATGGTCGCGTACTGGTTGAAGGCGTTTAACTCTTTCACACGGTCCATCGCTTCCGTCAGCGATTTGTTATCCGTGTGCTCCACCGAGAACACATTGCCTGCGGCGTCGATGGAGACATACACACTCTCGTCGGCCCCACTCGCGGCAAGGTCTACTCCGAGGAACGTTACTTCGTCTTCACGCTTCACAGGACTGGACACTGTACAGTTGTCCAACTCCTTCCGGTTGAAGAAGGTGTCCGAGAACTCTTCGAACTCGCCAAGAATCTCTTGCTTGAACTGCGTGTGTGTAAGAGCATTCTCCTGCTCCTTTATAAACTTTTCGGAGATTTTCGGGTTGGCCGAGGTTGGGACGTGTTGGGGGAACCAGATTGTGTCCTCATCATTTGTCTTCGAGTCGCTTCTCGTCGCCTCATCCCACCGCTGATAGAAGAAGCCTTGCTTCCCCATCGGTGTAGAGATAAGAATGAAGTCTCCGTCGCCCACAGCCAGCATCGGAGACAGAACCTCTTGGAAGATATGGTCTTCGATGAATGCGGCCTCGTCTACGATAAGCATGTCGGCACCGTATCCACGGATGTTACTCCCGTCTCGCCCGAC